GGACCAGCCTCATGAAATCCTCCAGAGGAATAGAGGCGATCTTCCGCCCCTCCCTCCCGGGGAGGAATCCCTTGCCGGATTCATTCCTTTCACGCATATTCCGGACATAATGTTCCGTTGGGTCATAGACCGTCCGGAGTTCGTACCTGTTGTCATTCCCCGTGAGTATCTTCATCTGTTTCCCCCATAAAAAAATGGGGACTCCCCAATGAAGGAGAGTCCCCGGATGTTATGCTCTACGGTGTGGGCAGTGTTGCAAGGAGATTCGTGATCATGGCGTTGGCCTTTTCCGCCCTCGCCTCGATGGTGAGCTCCCCGACGATGACCTTCTTCGTGTTGTCCCCGGTCTTGGGGAGATCGAAGGTCTTGAAGGGGCGGAGGTACGCCGTCTTCCACAGGGAGGGATCGAGGATGATGACGCTGCCGTTGGACATCCAGCGGTCCACCACGATCTTGAGGGTGCCGAAGTCCGTTTCGAGGACGTCGATCCGTTCCTTGATCCTGGACTCGTCGGCGTCCATGAACTTGGTGGCGCCGTTGACCATCTTGCCGATGATCCTCTTGGTCATGGGGCTGACCACCATGGTGCCGGGATTGCCTCCGTCCTCCCAGGTTGCCTGGAGAGCGTCCCCGATCAGGTCGAAGGTAAGGGCGCGGTCGGTGGGCGTTCCCGCGGGCTCGTTCACCAGCACGTTGCTTGCGATCCAGTAGGGAATACCGCCCATCTCGCGCTCGGTGGTCGCGTCCCCAGCCACCTTGCTGTCGTTGTTGAGGTAAGCGTACTCGCAGTCCATGGCGATGAGCTTCATGGCCTTCGCCATCTGGTAGGCGATTTCGGAGCTGACGCCATGCTTCTGCACCGTTTCCTGGGTGTCCGTGACGCCGTACCCGCGACTCATGATCTGGGTGTAGTTGCCGAGCCTCGTCCGTGTACCGGGTTCGCTGACCTCGTACTCGAACCCCTCAACCTTCTTGTTCTCCTTCCCCACGTCGCCGAGCTCGTCTTCGAGCCATTCCATCCTGTTACTTTAGTGACCACCATTCGGTGGCGGCCACGGGTTTCCCCGCGACTCTCCCGCTTTCGTCGGGAGTTCGGACTATATCATGCGCTTACGCGCTCCGGCGTGTAGTCTCTGAGGGGAGCCTACGACCTATTTTCCTCTGCGTATATGCAGGGTTATCAACAAATTCGTTCACCCTGTTCTGTTTCCGTGCTATGTTGAACCGAGCGCCAGAATCATAGAAGGATTGGATCTTGATGTAGATCCGTCTCGGGATCTTGTACCCTTCCTTCCTCGGCTTCTCCTCGGTCACTTTCCCGTGGGCTATGCCCACTTCATCAAGTAATGCGACGAAATCATAGAACCATACGTCACATGACTTGAATCCCATGAAGAACCTCCGCGCCGTTTCAAACCGGTTGTCAGACGCCACATACCCTTCTGAATCCATGAGACCTTCGATGAAAGAGATCTTCATTCCCCGATCCCATCTGGATATAACATCGGGAATTTTCTTCTTCCCATCTGTCACATCCACAAGGTGGCGGCTGAGTTCTGTTGAACAGCAGCACAGAACCCAGTTCGGCTTGGAGCTCTTCTTCACGGCATGGCACGAAATACTAACAGGATTATCCACAAGATCATTCAGCGCCTTCTTTACAGCGAGAGCAAAATCCTCGTCGATGGTATTCAGCCTGAAGAGTGGATATCCGTCCCCAGAATGGGTAACGCATCCGTCACCCAGATATACGCCAAGAATGTAAGCGTAACTCTTCCCTGCTGATTGCCCAATCTTCATCGTTTTTCCTCCTTCGGGAGATGAAGCTCTCAGGGGTTCCCAGCATATAGCCAGATTTTAGTACCACAAATGGTTATCTATGGTACGTGGCCGTGGCCTTGGTGGTACTGACCATGGAAAAGATCGGGGTATCGGTGGGGGAGATGTTGGTGATCAGATCGTTGAGATCTTCCTTGTTGCCTACTGCCACATAAGTATTCTTGCCCACTGAAGTGAGCCTCCTTTCAGACTAAACGTACCCGTTCGTCCGAAGGAAGTCCGCCTTCTCCTCATCGCTCATGCGAGCAAAGTTCGCCGTGGTCATCCTCTTGGGAGGAATCTCCTCGGCGGTGGATCCCGTCTCTACCTTGGGCGGCGTCTCCTTCGGGCGGGTACCCTGTTTCTCTCTGTACCACGCCTTGCGGATCTGCTGGATCGCCTCGCCGATCTCCTCGATGGTCCCCTCGTTGAAGGTGCGCATGTACTTCGAGTATTCCTTGTACGGGAGCTGTTCGAGATAAGCCGACGCCCACTGGTTGATCTCGTCGTAGTGCGGCTCTTCCTCGCGCAGCCTTCCAAGGAGTTCGTCATACTTCCGCTTCTTCTCGGTCAGGGCGGTGCGCCTCTCCGCTTCCTTCTGGGCGATCCCGTACAGTTCCTGGGACGCCACGGTCAGGTAGCTCATGTGACGCGCATCGTACTCGTCGAAGTCCTCAACCTTAATACCGAGCAGTGCCGCCGCCCTCTCCTTGGCCGCTTCGAAGAACAGGTCTCTCGCTTGCTGTTCCGTCATCTGCGGCTGTTCGGGGTGCACTTCCGGCTGGGGCTGAGACCGGAGGGTCTCCAGTTCCTTCTCCCTCTCGCGAACCGCCTGTGTCTTTCTCGTATAGTCCGCCTGCATGGACTTGTAGAACGGCACCAGTTCGGGAGGAATCTTGTTGGGATCGAGCTTCTCGATCCCCAACTCTTTTATTTCGTCAGGAGAGTAATATTTCTTCTCCTCGGACTGCTTCCGGACCTCCGGCTCCCGGATCTTCAGCTCCCCGTCCGGGGACAGGCTGAACTCCGGCTCCTCCTGCGGTTCCGGGCTTTCCTCCGGTTTTTCCGGTTCTTCCGATTCCTGTGGTTCCTCGCTTGCGGGATCCTGCAGAAGCTCTTCTTCCAGCAGGTTGTCCTTCAGTTCCTCCGGCATTCGGTTCCTCCTTCCGGGTGCCCTCCGGCTTGCCCATGTGATCGATCATGCGGGACACCGCCACCGGGGCGTATGCCCTGCACCATTTGCGGAAATGCTGTTTGTCCTGCTTCGTGGCGATGAAGGGGAGATACTCCTCCATCAGATCAAGGAACACTCCCTCAAGTATCGAGTGCATTCTGCAACTCCTCCTCGGCCAGCTTCCCCGAATAGACCACCGTTTCGATGAGCCGTTCGAGGAAGTGGATCTCCTTCAGACCGCCCACCACCGTCATGGTGGTGTCGGCTGTCAGCTCGCCGTCTTCGAGCTCATGCACCAAACTGCTGCGACGCAATGCCAGCAAGCGCAGGAGGCATTCCCTTGAGCATTCCGCCTCCCGGCCCAGCCGGATTGCCTCCCGGAGCCGTTCCTCCCGGGACTGGTCCATCGGGGCCACCTCCGTTCATCGGGCCCATGGGACCCATCATCTGCTGCTGCATCATTTGCTGCTGCTGTTTCTGTTCGTACTGCTCCGGTGAGGGAACATAGTCGTTGATGTTCCTGATGCCGGACTCGGACATGATCTTCCGGGCGGCATTGATCCACTCACGGGGAGTCAGCACCCCCATGGCCTGTCCCTGCGGGAAGAGCATCCCGAGGAAGAGCTGGAGGTTCTGGATGGTCTGCTGTTTCTCCCCGATGCCGATGTCGATGTTCACGTCGATGTCCAGCTTTCCGGACAGATCGTCGAGGGAGATCTCGATGGGCTCGTTCATCAGCCGGATCACCTGGTCCTGGGTGATGTACTTCTGGTTCAGCTTGATCAGGAAGCGGTACAGCTCTCCCACGCCCGTCTCGGCGAACTGGCGGATGATCTGCCCCAATCTCTGGGTGGACGCCTTCATGATCATGTTCATCCCGCTTGCCGTCTTGTTCAGACTCTTGGCGTCAAGCCCCTGGTTGTACCTGGTTCGTCCGGTCCACTGCTCCAGCAGCGTCTCGATATATTCAAAGAACGGCATCGTCCAGGCGGCGATGGGCTGGATGGCCTGTGTGTAGATAGCCTGGTTCGGGTTGCCGTGTACCCTCACGTACTGCCTGTCGCCAAGGAGGTCGTCCATGTTGACTTTCACGTCGTCCACGTAGTTCCTCGGCTGGTTGTTCAGCGCCAGGTTCACCACCACCTGACGGAGCATGGCGGTCTTCAAGTGCTGCAGCTCCCCAATCACCTCGGAGAAACCGAGGTCGGGGATCACCTTGTAGGGGTCCTTGTTGGGCGAGAGCACGAAAAAGGGGATCTGCCCGTAGTGGTTCTCGGTGACCCGGAGGAGCTGGCCGCCACAGACCGTGGCGATCACGTTCTCAAGGAGCCCGTCCTCGTCCACGTCAATCTTCGCGTAGCACTCGTAGAGTTCAAGACGCTTCCTCGCCGGGTCCTCGCCGTCATCCTTGTCCTCGAGCTCCGGGTTGATGTCAATGTCGATGATGGAATAGTCGGGGTCATCCCCGGCGTCAATGGCAGCCGCCACGGCCTTCCTGTCGTAGGTGCCCTGGTTCGCCATGCGCCTGAGATGGTCAGCGGTGACCACCTTCTTCTGGGCGACGAAGTTCGCCTCCTCCAGCGTCCGCGCCCCCGGAGTCCACCGGATGTCCGTGGGGCGCACAAGCTCCACCACGGGCTGGTTCACCGTCACGGTAATGACCTTGTACTTCACCACCAGATCGCCGAACTCGTCCGGGTCGGACACGGACACGATCTCGATCTTCGGGTCTGACGCCATCTCCTCGAGACGGTAGGGAGGAAGCAGCTCCGTGCGCTCGTCCTCCTCGGTCTCCCGCTTCCACCACGCCTTGACCACGCCGATCTCCAGCGCCATGGCATCGTCGATCCACTGGCCGAACTTCACGAATCCGGAGTTCTGCTTGAGAAGCTGAAACTCAATAAGCTTCTTCATCTTGGCTCCCCGGTCCGCGTCCTCGGCCTCCCGCCCCACAATATTCACGATCTCGTCCCCGCCGAAGAAGGCAGAGAGAATAGGGGCCTTGGCCCACTGCACCGTGCTCCACATATCGTAGGACACGATGTCGGACTGCTCCGAGAGCTTGGGGAACTTCTGTCGGTAATATTCCTTCGAGGCCGTGTAGACCTTCTGCCGTTCCTGCAGCAGCGGCTCCACCTTAGACTCGTAAAAATCATCAGCCCGGTTGATGTCCGCAAGGGTGATATTGAGCACCCTTGCCCTCTGTTTCTTTGAGAGCTTCATTACATCCCCCCCGCTATCGGGATACGTTCACCGTAATAGTCGCTCCCGGCGCTGAATCCAACGGGAGGCGCCGCCACCTGTTCCTGGTACGCAAGAGCGTCGATCAGGTCATCATGCTGCCCTCTCGGGAAGGCAAGCAGCTCCTTCTCCAGCTCGGGAAGAAAGAGCCCGTTGGCGGGGAAGAAGATCTTCCCGGCCTCAAACCGGGGGTGCATCCCCTCGATCCGCAGTTCCTTCTTCCGATCGGAGTCAAGCATCTGTATAGAGAAGAAGCAGTTCCGAACGGACATCTCCCGCTCGAGGAACTGCTTCATGGCGGCCTGGTACGCCACTCCCTCCATGCCCACAAGACGGGGGCGCCACGTCTGCACGGCTCCGAAGATGGCGTTCATGGTCTCCGTCACGTTGTACCGTCCATAGTCGAGGTCGAGGATGAACCAGTTATTGTCCCCGTCCACAGCAACCGTACAGACCACCGTGAAGTCTGACCGCTTCGTCTGCCCGATGGCGAGGTCTACCGTGGTGAACTTCGTCATGGTGGGGAGCTTTCTGCGAATCTCCTCCGGGCGGTAGTACCGGAACATCCCCTTGCGGAACCGCTGGGTCTCGGGGCTGGTCGCCACGCACATGCGCTCCCGCCACCAGATGTCGCTCTTCCCCAGCTTCTCGTAGGTCTCCTTCTCATTGAGAATGAACTCGATCGGATACCGCTCCGGCCAGTTGGACTTGATGAGGGTCACGTCAGGAACCTCGCCGACGGCCTCCGCCACGGGGATGCGCATCCCGTCGAACTCCAGTATCTCCTTGTTGGCGAGGCACTGCTCCACGATGCACTTCTCGCCCAGGTTATTCCCGATCAGGAAGATCCGGGTATCCTTGCCGAGGAACTTCACTTCCGACAGGAACCAGTCCCAGTCCCGCCCGAGGACCAGATCAGACTCCATGTCTTCGAGGTCCTGGGGATCGTCCATGATGACGAGATCGGGGCGTCGGTCATTCCAGCTCAAGCCCCGGATACTTGCCCCCTTGCCGTAGGCCTCGATCCGTACCCGGTGCTCAGTCTCCCCGTCCGTCACCTCCGCCTCGTAGATGCCGAGGGACGGCTTGTACTCAACGGTCCGCACCAGATTGGAGGACAGATCCGGGTTGGACTCGTAGGCCTCCACAATCTCCCCGAGCCGCTTCTGGGCAAGAATAGAGTTGTTCAGCAGGAAGACAATGTATCGCAGGTCCTCCCTCGGATAGGTCAGCGCATGAAGGGGAGTTCCCTTCACCACCAATGAAGTCTTTCCGGATTCCCGGAACCCCTCGGCGGCGAAGTTCTTCTTCCCGTTCAGCAGGATGTCCGACCAGTAATGGTGGAACCACCCGCTCGCCACCTCCCGGGGGGCCGGCATAAACCTGGAGCGGAAATCAACGAGGGAAGAGCGGGCCGCCAGCAGGTGCATGGCGAGGCGCTTTGCCTCCTCCAGATCCTCAGGCGGCGGAAGACTCTCCTCCTCCGCCAGGGTCTCGTACAGGCCGTAGGCCTTGCCCACCCTACCCAAGGAGCTTCGCCTCTTCCTTCCCCACCACCTCGGCGTCGATGGCATCCTCGCCCTTCTGGAGAGTGAGGAACACCTGACGGGCGAGAATGTTCACCGTCTTCTTGGCGGCAGGGGTGTCCGTGGCGTCCACATTGAGATTCAACTGGGGTGCCTTCCCCAATCCCCTCTCAAGGATTATCTCGCACGCCTTGAGCCGATCCTGTGCCCTCACCGTCTCATCCATCATCAGGGTCAACGCCACCCTCAGAGCTTCCTTGCTCTTGGAGCGGGCGAAGGTGATAGCCTCGAACACGGTCTTGTTGCACCCCGCCGGGTTCCCGCTCTC